CGCCCGCGCATGTAGTTCCACATCCAGGTGATTTGCGCCGTCGGATTGGAGCCGCCCGCAGCCTGCCCAGCGAACGGATACTTGGTCGGCGGCAGCGCCTGGGCAATACCGTATGCTCCCGACGAGGGGTTGCGGGCAAACTGGTTCCAGCCACTTTCACGCATCGCCACATAGTTCCATGCAGACCACGACGCTGGGGTTAGCTGGGAGGCGTACAGCCGGTGCGCCAGCGCCGCATTCGCTCCAGGTGCCCCGCCGCCTGGCCCTGCGTGGCCGCCTGATGATCTAGCAGCGGCCATCGCTGCAGCCCTGGCTGCTTTCATGGCCGCCGTCATATCGGCTTCCATGGTAGCCGTCATCATGTTCTGGAAAGAAGTCCTGTAATCTGTGGTATCAGTAGGCAAGCCAACAATACCGCCTGAAGCAAACTTGCCGGCATTGATCATCTCTAGCAGCCAACGATGCTTACGAGTATTGCGGGCGTTAACCATAAACTCGCCCTTGGAAGCAAGCAACATAACGTCATCGGCAGTAGGTCCGCTACCCATGCCGATATACCCGCCTGCCGCTCGCGACCCTCCCGGCTGGAATTTCCCTCCCGGTCCTGCAACAGTCCCGCCCGGACCAGTAATGCTGAAATGGCCGGAACCTGTCTCAGTAAGGCTCAGCCGCCAGGCCTTAGAGACTTCCTGCAAGGCCCGAAGCAGAGCGCCGCCGATCATGCTCGCGGCACTTTGTGCATTAGCCTTTGCAGTACCAGTCGAACGAGAAACGTGATCAAGGCTGGCCCACAGCTTATCAGCTGCACCCTTGCTCAGCCCCATCATGATCATGAAGGAGTCGAATCGATCGTGAGCCTGTTGGGCGTTTACGCTGTTGGTTATGAGCATGGTCGCTAGTGGCTGCAGAGAATTGTGGAACAACTTGCTGTTTACGCCATCGTTATACAAAGCCTTGGCGGTATTGTCGAAAACCGTAGTGGCATTCGTCGCCAGGTTGATGGCAGTAGCCTCAGCCTGCGTCAAGTTCTGGCCCAGGGCGACAGAGAGGTTCTTGACGTCAGTGGTAAGGTTGCCCATGTCCCCAGTAAGAATCGTGGTAATGGTATCAAGGCTCTTCATGGGATGCTTGACATTGTCAGCCCACTTAGACAGTTCCTTGAAGCTGTTGGCAGCCTTGTATCCGCCCTGCTGTGCCAGGCCATACAGGATGGTAGTCATGGCTTGACTGCCCTTTGCAGCCGGAAGCAGACGAGCAACCATATCCTTGACAGCCTGGGTCACCATTTGGGTGCCCTTGGCCCCCTGACTAGATGCAGAAGCCATAGTCAGCAAACTGTTCGCCTGCGTCTGTGCGGCCGTCGCAGCTGCAAGGAAATCACTCCTAGCAGTTATGCTATTGGCCGACAGGCCGGTGAGGTTGCCGTGTACCTTGGCCAATGCCGGGTTTAGCGTTTGCACAGACTGGACGAATCCAACGAAACCCTGCTCGCCGCTGACGAGGGTGCTGAAGAATGCCGACCAGCCAGCGGTAAGCTGAGAGACCTTGCTCTGCTGCTGAAGCGTAGCGAAGTTCACGGCATTAACGCTGTTGGCCAGTAGCGCTCCCTGGACACCCATCTGCCGCCAGCCGGTGATCAGGTTATCAACCTTGGCCAACATTACCTTTTCGGTATCATTCCACTTCACGCCAGCGAGGTTCATGATACCCAGCGCTACAGAGAACCCGTATCCCCTATTTTGCAGGCTACCGAGAACGGCATACAAGTTTCTGCCGCTGCCCAACATCTTGGCTATTTCTGCATTCAGGGCTGCAACGGTATTGCTCTGGCTGGTGCCGAATATGGCAGGCGGTGCAAAGCCATGCTCAAAGAAGGTCTTGATACCCGTCGTGAATTTCGACCAGGCCTGAGACCAGGAGGCTGAAGGTGTGAATGCATCAAAGAAGTTGCCGGACGGGCCGTGTACCTTCAAACTCGATAGCTTCTCCTGCAACTTTGCCACGTCTGACGACAGGGCAGCAAATAGCTGGGAAGCCGGTAGTTTCCCCAACTCATTCTCCATACCCGTCATCATCTTGGTAACAGCAGGGTCAACCTCTGTCACCTTGTGAATGAAGAACGCTATGCCTAGGCCTGCAGCAACTGCCCACGTGAACGGGTTACGGATAAGGGCAAGGGCACTCATTCCACGATAGGAGGCCAATGCCTCAGCGCTGACCAGTCCAAGACGGCTACCCAAGGTCAGCAGTATACCGATCCCCAGCCTTCCCCACACGTAAAGACCGTGAAGAGCAAGGACGAATGCCAGTATCGGGGTAGGGATCTTGGTAAAGATATCAAGTGCATGGGCCCCAGCTACGAATATGTCCATCAGGTAGTGCGCTACACCGGGCATAGCCTTGATCAGATTGAAAATTGCATCCCCCACGAACCCGGCCATCTGGCCGAACTGGTGCAGGAATCCGATACCATCTACAAGGATCTTGCCGAAGGTTTGTGATGTCTGGTTCCACACTACGATCTTTGCAACCCAGGTATCGAACATACTGGTGACGCGCATCGCTACCGAGCTAAGAATCCCCGAGTTCTTGCTGGCAATAGTCACTGCACCGCCATATATCTCTACACCCCTAGCGGCCATCAGGGTGCTGCTTGACAGATTGTTGAACTTGCTTCCCAAGACAGGTATCTGGTCGCCTAGTGCAGAGTTGACGGTATTGATCGATTTGATGTTAGTAGATATGTCTTGGAAGGTCGGCAGAAGAGCTGCTGCACCTACTGCAAATGCTGCAAGTGCAGATACAATAGCGATCAGAGCCTCTAGCAATCCATCAAGGGCAATGTGCCACGCCGCTATACCGGCAAGGGTGGTACCACCTAGCCACCCCCACAATCCCCAGCCTCCGCCTCCGCCACCGCCTCTGCCTCCTCCACCGCCTGGAGACGGAGGTATGATGACCTTGTTTCCTCCGCCGCCCCCTGCTGCGGCCAAGATCCTAAGTCCCATAAGGTCATGGCTGATCAAATCGCCAAGGTTATTGATAGCATTTACCGTAGAGCTAAAGCCCGAGGTCAAGATGGCATTCATCTGGATCTCGAGATCAACCTTTTGCATAAGGCTGGCAGATGAGTCGGCTGTGTTCCTAGCTATGATGTCCAATACTGGATTCGTGCCACCGCCGCCAGTCACCCCGATACCAATCTTCATGCCCTCAAGGGCAATAAGATCCGACAGGTTGACATCAAGGTTGACCGGGACGGTGATCGGCGTCTTGGATATAGCGTCCGACATTGCGGACATTTGGTCTTGTATCTGGCCAGCATTCAGGTTAACGTCCAAGAAGTCACTTATCTTGTACGCTTCTATCTTCCTCTTCAGGTACAGCAGCTGACTTTCGATTTGGCCGGGGTTGAGGTTGACATCAAGTAGGTCAGCGATCTTGTGGGCCTGCAGTTTACTCTTGATCATCGACAGCTGGGAGTCAATAGCACCCGCGTTAAAATCAAGAATACTCACATGAGGTAGCGTCTTGGCCCATGCGCTGATCTTGCCTCGCAGCACGGCAAGCGCGGGATCGACAGCACTGTCAGAGACAATGATATCTATTTCTACCTCATTGGCCATCGTCCGGCCTCATTATCCGCTCCATGTCCATCAGCAGAAGAACACTTATATCCTCTTGTCCGGCAACGCTAGGAGTACACTTGAACCGATCACATATGGCTAGTAGGTTGGCCGCTTCCTGCCATTCCGTAGGTGCTTCTACTACGTCCCCAGCCCGAGTGATTGCTCCGCCGACCTCCCTGAACCGTTCGAGCTCTGCGATGAGTCTGGGGGGACGGCAGTCATCGCCTTGAACCATTCGCGGACCATGATTGAGACGGTCCTGTTGGGCAGACCCTTGATAGTCTCGATGGTCGGAGAAAGAGGACCGCCTTCGTCATCCTCGAGGTTCCACGAGACCAGCCGCTCGGCGAACAGATTATTGATCTGTTCATCGGACTGGACGGCTGCGTCACTGATCTTGTCGCTCTTGCTTGCAAGAGCTCCGAGACGTAGCCCCTCGTGGAACTCGTCAACAGTAAGCGAACCGATCCATAGTTCCACGAGTTCGTCAGACAGTTCCGACCCTGGCGGCCACGTAAGGTGGAACTTGGGCTTCTTGAGCTTGGCCATTTCTTGGATTCCTTTCACTGTCCAGATCAGGGCCCGGACAGTTAACAGTATGATTTGTGGAGGGATCACGCAGTCGGATATACATCCCCGAACCAGAGGGAGTATCCTCCCGAAGGTACGACTAGGACAGACACGATCCCGGTATCGTTGATGAACAACTCCGAAGTCCCCACGTGAGAACCACTCGAGTTGTACCACCTGCCCACGATCGTATGGTTACTAGACGTGTCGAAGGTGCCCGATGGCAGTGCTGAAGACGTAATGGCCACGTTGTCTACCCCGGAACCAGAAAATATCAGGTATCCCTCCAGTTCTGCCGCTCCGGTGATGCCTGACAGGGGGCGCACCCTGGCATTCGGGTAGGTGGCGAAATTGCTCCAGTCACTCGTCAGAGAAAGATCTGACCATGACATAATAAACTCCCTTACTAGTTGACGGTCCAGGTCGGGACAGCGCCATCAGCGAGCTGGCCCGGAACCTGCCAGGTCAGTTCGCCAGTGGCCGCACGCGTTAGCTGGTAGTCCGTGAGGACACAGTTGACGACGAGCTTCGGGTTCCCGGCAGTAGTGCCGATCGGATCGAGTTCGACGGAACGGTTGACCGTCGTCGAGCTGATCGTGGAGAACACGGCATGCGAGAAGTTCGTGGCCGTGTTGAAGACGCCATTGAGGGTAACCGTGTAGTCGGCGAGCAGCAGGAGCATCTCGTGCGCAAACTTGTCAACGCCTGTGATGTCCTGGGTTGCACGTGGCGTAGTCTCGGCCCAGTTGGTGACGTCGTTGGTGATGGTCTGGACGGCCGAGGCAGCATCCTGAACCTTGATAACTTCACCGAGACCGCTAATCTTAGCCATCTCAACCCCTATTCCTAATAGTTTGTATCCTGTCGTGATGGTTGAGGGAATCGTCCACCCAATCCTCAACTCGAGAGTGGACGCGGGTTTCCCCTGTTTGTCCTCGCCAATCTCCCGGGATCACCAGTGCCCGGGGAGGACGATCAAGAGGAAGCTTGTGCTTATGGGCGAAACCGTCATTGCCGGGCCCATAGTGGAAACTGAATGTATAATGTCCGGTACGTTCCATCCTGTAGCTACGAGTCCTGTCGTGTGTGACATAATGGAACCTACTACGCCCCATTTCGGTACTCGTATCTATGTGCAGGGTGAATCCTTTCTCGTACTGTTCGCATTCATACTCCTCGCAGGTAGCATCCTCGAAATGTGTCCCTCGAGGGCGCTGCAAGGCGTATGTCTTGTACTGGCCCGGGTTACCTGAGGGCGGACGCGGTAGCCTCTGCATGCTCCCTCGAGCCATGTGCTCGGGCAGCCATACAGCGCCACGGGTGTCCATCAGAAGCTAGTCCCTGCAATCGGGTTCCGCCGGTACATGACTGCGAATCTCGCGTACGAAAAAGTTCCTGTCGTTACTACCCGGATGTACTGCCGTATTGTTGCGTTGTTGGCGGTGGCTAGCCGGGCCGCAAATGGGGCCGAACTCTGGGCACCGAAGTCGAGACCGGTGACGTTGGCGAATGAGGAGTTGTCAGCCGAGTCCTGAACTGCAACGTCTACAGACGTACCCGCGAACGAGAACAAATGCAGATACGCTTCAGCCCCGAATGCAGTAGCGGCTAGGTCGTTGTTGCTTGCGCCGTTGGAGGCAGCGGTGTC